TTGATTAATGAAGCCAGGTTGATCTGCAGTTCCAAAATACAAAGCTCTCAACAGGGGATCGGTTAATATTTCTTGTGTATCTTGTTGTGCTAAAACAGGATCAACTTGGCCTCTGACATCTTGCGGTATGGTTGTTACGGGGACTGCCCCCACATCACTCGCCACTGCAGCTGGCGTAGTAGGGGCAGGTTCAATAATTGGGTCTATTGTTGGTGTAGTCTCTGTTATAATTGGTTCTGGTGTTACTGGTGGTGTAATAACCACAGGATCTACAACAGGTGGAGGCGTAGTATTAGGTATATTAGGTGGCGTTACACCTCCAGAGCCAACAATAATGTTACCTTGCTCATCACGAATCTCAGAAGGTCTTATGCCTGGACCAAAACCAAAATCTTCTAAGGGTGGTGGTACTAAAGGTGGCCTTAATTCTTGAATAAATTTTGGTTGTGGTGGTATAACAGGTGGTGTTATTGTTTCAATCTCAGGTATATTATCTAACCTTTGTACAGAAAAAAAATCATCTCTTGGTGATCTAAGTGGTGGTCTTTCAAACGGTAGTTGTGGCTCTTCAATAGGTAAAACATTTGAAGTTATGTTGCCCAAACCTCTCTTTTGATCTCTTTCTAAAATTTCTTGAACGTCTGCTGCATCATATCCTAAATTTTCTAATTCTTGTCTTCTTGCTTGTAAAGGTGTCGAAACTATAGGCCTTATTGGAACTAAAGGTTGTTGAGATATTTGTGGAAAACTACCTATAGGATTTAATAGTGGTGCAATAGGTTCAATACGAGCTACAGGATCTCTTGATAAATTTTCTACCAAGCCTCTGTTTCTAAATATTCTATCTAAAAATGCCATAATTAACTTACTTTTTCTTGATAATCTTCAAAAAATTTCATCAACATGTCGTTGTTTTTGAAACCTTGTTCTCTGTCTGGTTTACCTGTTGGGAAAATAGTAAGACTATCTTTGTTTTTTTCTATTTTAAAACCGCCAAGTCCTTTGTTTGCAGCAGCCGTCATAACAAATTCACCATCACTTAACATAGCTGGTATATCATCACTTGTTTCGGTACCAGGTCCCTCAGACGGTCCACCCATACGCATGTCTAATTCACGAAATCCCATACCACCACCATAAGACATGCCTGGTCTTACACCAACATCAAAACCTTGAAATACTTGTTGTGGCATAAGATCTGGTCTAGTAGATAACCGTACATCACGTAAACCACCTTCTGTTTTTTCTGCTGCTTTCTTGGTAGCTAAACCATAAAGAGCTGCTAATGCGGCAAGACCGCCTGCTCCTCCTAGTCCTAGGCCGCCACCTGTTTGTGTGCCTGTTTGTTGACCGCTACCTGTTAAAAAACTAAATGGTCCAGTGCCTTTGTTTGGATCAATATTTAAAATTTTATCAGCAAAACTATCTGGACCTACTAATCCTTTAAATCTAGGCTCTGGTGCAGTAACATTACCTTGTGAATCTATATTATAACCTCTTTCAATTAATTCTTCTGCAGAGTAAACATTATTATCAGCATCAGTATATATTCTGCCTCCAGGCCCAGCTGTAGTAGTTATTTCAGGTAGACTTTCTCTACCACCAAATATGTTTTTAAATAAACCTTTTTTATCTTCACCTGGCAGTATAAATTCTCTACCTTGTTTTAAAATATTTCTAAATGTTCCTTCTTTACCAAAAAATTTACCTGATGTGCCTTTTAATCCTTGTAATCCTTTACCTGGCGTTCCTGTACCACCTAGAAACTTTGCACCTAATCCTGCTGTTAAACCACCTAGCAAAGCATCTTTTGTATCCATACCCGAAGCTTTACCAGCTACGGCAGTTAAGGCACCTTTTAGCAAGGGACCGCCAGGTATAAAAGCTGCGGCAACTGGCAATACTTTTTTTGCTATTTTTTTAACTTTTTTAAATAGTTTTTTTATAAAAAATTCTTGTAGGCCTGTTCTGGGGTTTATTGAGGGATTACCGCCTACTATATATTGATTGGGGTCCATACCTTGATTGAGCATGTCCTCTTCTATCATCATTCGTGTTACTGGAGAAATTACTGGCGGTACTATCATCTCCCCTGTTGCAACGTGGGCTATTTGATCATCTTCGAATCTACCCATACTTGCTAATTTTTGTATATTATCTTCCATAGCTTTTACTAAGTTGTTTGTAGATACCTAAAGTATCTATTATTTACCAAAATTAGCAAGTTTTATAGACGTGGCACCATTATTCTTAACAGTTACCTTGCCTACTGCACTTGTTGCTTCTAGACCATCATCTACAAGTCTTGTTCCAATATCTACCCATTTATTACCAGTATATACTTGTAATACTTCTAGTGTTGTATTCCAAATAATACTACCAGCATTAAAATTTATAGTATTCAGCTCATTTTCGCTTACTTGACGCGTATTGTCTAGGTCAACAGCACCTAAATTTATTTCAAGTAATCTAATTAAACGGTTAAAAGTATCTGGTGTAACTTCGCTTTGTGCTAAAGGAAGCTGAGTTTGTAACAACTTACTCATCTTTTGCCGTCAGTTTTAATATCTATTCTTGTCGCTCCTAAACGCCATCCTATTGATAAATTACCGTTATTTGTAGCGTCATCATTACTTTCAATACGTAAGGCCATTTGCCTAGCTCTAGCTCTTATATGTGATTGTTGTGTAGTGTTAGATATTTCATTAGTTGAATTAGTAATTAATGAATCACCAGGAAAGTTTCTAGTTTTTACCACTACGTTTACTGATCCGTTATTTGCATCCTCTATAAATTTAAAATCAGGTATTATTCTTCTTGCAAAAGCAAACTTTTCTCCATCATCCAAATCAAAGTCACTACTTTCAATAAACACGCCAGTCATAGGAGAACCGTCATCATTAAATCCTTTTTCTTGTTGGAATAGATAGCCACCATTTACTGCTCTAGGATAATTTTCTATACCAGCATCAAGCCAAGCTGTTCTAACAAGTTGACCATAAAACCATAAATCCTCGGCATAATTATAAATTACGTACCTATCTATCTCAGAGGAACTAGCAGAGCAATAAAACCAACCAACCTCATTTTTATCTTTTATAGTAAAAGCAGCTATCTTAAATGATTGAGTAAGATTTATATCACCAAAAACATAATTATGAACAGAACAAGGTAAAGTTTTGACAGAACCGTTGTAGAGGTAAAAGTTGTTGTAACTCATAAAATATACCGCAGATGGGGTAGTTACGGCTGCTTTTGGTCCTATAAGTCCTGTGCCCTCATTAATTAAATTTACCGCAAAAGTAAAAGGTGGACCAACAAATTGCATACTATATAGTGCTGTATCAGTCCAAATAAGTATCTCTTGTCTAGCTTTTACACCACCAATTATGGAAGAACCTGATGATAATCGTAAAGATCCTGCGGTATTTGTTGATAAAGGCTCAAACTCTAATTCATTTTCTTGATCGCTGAAAGCTATTAACATAGGATCTATAACACCAGTTCGTGAAGTTCCACTAATAGGGTCTGCACCCAAAACTATTAAATGTCTATCAGTTTCAGAAGTTATAACTTGTAAACCTACAGTAGGTACTAAATTTGCACCACTTATACCTGATAACTCAACTGCTCTTGTACCAACACCGTTGTTTTCTGTCCATTTAAATATGCCAGCATTTCTTGCGTTTATAATTAAATCCTCGCCGTAATTATCATGTGACCATAATCTTAATTGATTTGTAGCATCTAGTGCGGATGTACTGCCAAAAGTGCCTTCACCCCAGCCATTTATGCCCCAACCTGTGCCAGGTACATATACATCTAATCCTACGTTTATTTGGTATGTGCCAACTACTGAAGAGCCACCATTACCACTGTCAGAGGAGTTCGCGGTTACAGTTGCACCAGATGTGTCTTTAGCTTCTATTGTGTAACTATTAGCATTAACTATGGTTGCTATTTGATACTCTTGATTTAATACCGCAGCCGTTATGTTACCGCCAAGACTTGATGCACCACTAAAAGTAACAAAATCATTTTTTACAGCCCCATGTGAAGTATCTGCTACGGTAATTGTCGCATCACCATTAGTTGCTGAAAAAGTAACATCACCCGCTGATGTTGTTAATCTTATCGGTGTAATATCATTAAAAGTACCTCCACTTTCAATATAATATTTTAAATGCGTGCCTAAACCTAAATACTTAGTGCCACCTAAAGATATAAAACTATGCAGTGCTCTCGCTGTTCCTAAATATGTTGAAGATGTTATCTTTTCCCAACCACCAAACTTTTCTGGCCTACCTTTTCTAAAACGTACTAGATTACAATCAAACCAACCGCCTTCATTATCATAAGCTGTACCTTCTCTGTTAATACCTGGTCTAAATATTGTTTTTTGTAAAGGCATTTACACCTCAGTCCAATCTTTACTTTCAAACAACAAAGATTCGCTTTTTCTTCTTTTTACCAAACCTTCATTTACTACACCATTTACTTTGTTCCAACGCTTTATTTGTTCTGGTACATTTTCATAATCACCAGCATTAAGAACTTTTAATAAAGTTGATGACTTTAAATTAGTTGGCCCTAAATTAAAAACCCAAGATACTAAAGCATCAAATTCATTTTGTTTTAATGGCACTTTAACCATATCATTTATATATTCTTGGTATTCTTTTAACTCATGTGTTAATAAATCTTCAGCTTCTTGCATAGTGATTGACATATCATCCTTCACAGGACTGCCATCTATAAGCTTTAGGCTACCGTATCCTATTGTAGGTTTATTTGCAGGACATCTGTATGAAACTGCATTTCCATTTTGATCTTTTGGGCAGCCCTCGTAATGTTTTATAAGCGTCACTCCCTCTTGTGATATATTCATTTTACTCTCCTTTTTCTGGGGAATGAGATGCTCCGAAATAAAACGAAATAATTGCACTCGCTAATCCTCCAAGATAACCAAGCACTAAATTAATTAATGCTTCACTGTTTTGTTCTGGCGGTTGTAAAGTAACTAAAAATATATATCCCAAAAAACCGCCTATAGTAAATAATCCAATAATTCTTGCAGTCCAGTCTTTGCTAAACATCCCTCTAGCGTTTTGCTTGTCTGCTACTTCTAATTTAAATACATCTACATCAAGCTCTTTCATTTGCACTTCAAATTCTTGTTCTGCTTTTTTAAGCTCTAACATTTGCTCTGGTGTCGCATTTTGCATAGCTTGTTGTATTGACTTTTGATCATTAGACACACCAAGAACTTGTGCTATTTTACCCATAGCCATATTACCTAAAGGACCGCCCATAGCAGATCCAAGTGTAGGAGCAACCGCACCTACTATATTTTTAAGCATAGCTTTCATATTAAAAACCTCGTTAGCACTGCAATACCTATTGCACCTATAAAACCAAAGACCCCAAAGGTTGCTGCTTTTATAGTTGAATTTATGTATGTGATTTCTTGTTTTATATCAGAAAACTCGTTAAATGCTGTTTTCCAACGCTCATGTGATATAGTTTCTAGCTTAGTAAGTCTTTCTGCTACATCATTTACTGTCATTTTTTTATCCATCATTTTGTAACGTATATATTTTAATCGGTTTTTCTTTACCTTTTACAAAAATACTCTCAAGTTCTTTTAGTATTATTTGATCACTAAAGGTACTTGAACTGATAGTATCATAACCTATAACAATATCTTCTCCAACTTCCTTAGTTGAGCTTTCTAGTCTTGCAGCTAGGTTTACAGCATCCCCTATTGCAGAGTAATCAAATCTAGTATCGCTACCTATATTGCCTACAACAGCATATCCAGTATTAATACCTACACCAATTTCTACTCCTAAATTAGCCATTTTTACTTTGTCTTGTATTTCTTTTGCACAAAGAACAGCTGCGGTTTCATGATCTGGCACATCAATTGGAGCGTTAAATATGGCCATCATAGCGTCACCTATATACTTATCTACCATACCGTCATAAAACTTAACGGTATCGGCCTGTATAGTAAGAACTTGATTCATTATTTTTGTTACCTCTTCAGGTTCTAATTTTTCTGATAAAGCAGTAAATCCACGCACATCAGTAAAAAGAAATGTGCAATACCTTCTTTCACCGCCTAGCACTAAAGATTCTGGATTGTCTTGTAACTTTTTAACTTGTCTAGGATCAAGATAGTGCTCAAACTGTTTTTTTATTTGTTGTCGCAGTTTGTATTGTTGTCTAAATCTTAGATAAAAGGCTATTGATCCAGATATAAATTCTGATATTAATGTCCAAGATACATCAATAAGTAACCCTTTTTGTATAAACATATACCCCATAACACCAGTTACTATCATTAAAACTGAAGCGACAGATATACCCCAAGTTATACCTAGCAAGTGCAACGCAAACCAAACTAAAGAAACAAAAATAATTAAAGATATGATTTCTACCGCTAAAGCATAATCTGGTATATATGGACTATCCTGTATTAATATTGACTCTGCTAAAGCTGCTTGTATTTTATGTGGCTCCAGCAAACCTACAGGAGTAGCTATTTGTGGCATTACACCTGCAGCCGTAACCCCGATAAATACAAACTTACCTGCAACATACATTTGTTTTAGTGTGGTTTGTTCTGTATCTACCCAACTAATCCACTTGCGGCCTAGACTGTCTGTTTTTACAGGTGGTATTCCTCGTATTGATATTTCTTCTATACCATTATCATTAGTTTTTATAATGTAAGTATCTATATCAAATAAAGATTTATAAATTTGTGTACCAAAACTAGGTATCCATTCGTTATTTGGTGTTTTTACTAAAAGAGGTATTCTTCTTACTAATTGGTCAACATCTGTGGGAGCTACGGCCAAACCTTGTAAAGTGCGATTGGATAGTAGAGGTAGGTTTTCCTTCACTCCCGTTGACATTATACCACCTTTACTATTACCTAGTACAACGGTCCCTGGTGATGCAGGATAATTACCTTTGCCATCTTCAAACATAGCTAATACTGATGGTGCAAATTGTAAGGTTTCTGCAAATATCGTATCGCCACCCATACGATCTTTTTGTGGAAAACTAACAACCCAACCAATACCTATAGCTCCGTTGTTAATTAAATCTAGCTGTATCTCTGCCAATCTTTCTCTTGGTAAAGGCCAACCTCCCTCTTTTTCTACATCATCTTCAGTTATATTTAAGATTACAAAATTACCGCTAGGTTTTGGTGTAATTACAAAGTTATCAAATACCTTAAGTTTTAATATTTGTAATGGTGTTGATTGATAAACAACAGGTGCTAAAAGTATTATAAGTATTGGTAATAATAGTCTTTTCATTTAATCACTCTGAGTGATAGTGATTACACTATCTCCTCCTCCATTTATTTTAACTATATTAGAAACACCATCTTGTATCAAGATTACGGTATATCCATTACCAGAGTTTAAATCAACCTGAACCGACTCACTAACATTTCTTCGCAAACTAATTGTTTGTCCTGTAACAATTGTTGTTATTTGGGTATTAGCATCTTGACCTATAAGTGTACCTGTTATATTTACTCCTGTAGCCAAAGCTAACTGGTCTTCATCTTTTTCAACAGCTAGTTCATCTAACACATTAAGCAAGTCTTCTAAAAAATTTACATCTAAATAATTAATATCAAGTTCCGTAAACTCTAGACTATTTTCTTCTAATAAATCTTCAGCCAAATAATCTATATCAAGATCATTAAAATCAAGTAAATTGACTGTCTTAGTAGATGTTGTTTCCTCTTGTGCTAATTGTTCTTCTTTAGGTGGTGTTACAATTAACATGTTGTCAATAATATCTAAAGTAAGATCCAAAATAACTGGTTTTGAAGGTGCATTTTCAAATACGTCAACCGTAGTGGCTTGATAGGGTTTATTAAGCAAAACACTACCTGTGGCCGTAACTACCTCTATTTCGCCACTAGAAAGCCCTAGAGCGTCTGGTAACAAAATTATAAGGCTACGTCCCAACTCGTCAACTGTGGCCGTAAAATCAGTCCCACGTATCGCTATATTAGCTGTTGGTGTTTTAAGTTGTATATTTTGTTTATCTATGCGATTAAGATTACCTGTGATAAACCTTGCTGTACCAAGCCCAAAGGTAAGTGCCATCTTTGCTTTACTAGGATCAGGGTCGTAGATGTATTCGTCAATAAGAAGTTGACTGTGCTCTGTAAGTTTTACAATAGATTTATCAAGAAAAGTAATAGCCATTCTTCCATTTTTAGTAATGGCCTCATCATTACTTTGTATTGCAAATTTTAAGTCTGCTTCATACGGCTTATCTCGTACAATTTGAGCTGTACCGTTTAATTCAGATATGTCACCTATATCAACAGCTTGTGCTTGTACCTTGGTCGTTTTGAATGACGCAAACAGTACCACTATTACCGATAGAAATAATTTTAAGCCAGTCATTATCTAATGTGCTTGATTGTGTTATGTTAAATGTTCTACT